CATCTCGTCCTATTAAATATTTAGAAATTGGAAATGGCGATAATGTATTATCTACTGTAGAATCATACGCATCTCATCAAGATAGTACAATAGTATGTATAGATTTATGGCAAGAAGAAGAAAAACACAGTACATACAAAACATTTCTTAACAATATCGAAGAATCTGGTAAGGAAAATATAACAGTTCATCGTGGATATTCTCATAAAATTATACCAACTCTGGAAAATGAATCATTTGATATCATATACATTGATGGAAGTCATGAACCAGAATGTGTGTTAGAGGATGCTGTGTTAAGTTTTAGAAAACTTAAAACGGGTGGTGTCATGATTTTTAATGGATATTATTTGGATATAACACGAAAATGTATTGATGGATTTCTGTCTGTCTATGACAAAAAGATTAATAGGCTAGGATTGAAAGAATCTCAAATGTTTATACAGAAAAAGTAAGGAGAAAATATGATAGTTTTATACAAAATAAAAAATTGAAATGAAATTTTGTACAAAATATGGTTAGAGTCTAACCAATTCACACTTATATACAACAATACACTATGTCTTCTCAAATGGAAACCACTTCGACCACTATGGAAACCGCTTCTTCCGCTTCCGCTTCTACCCCTATGGAAACCATTCAGCCCGACCAAAAGTTCACCATTCTCTACCATGGAAACTGCATTGATGGTTGGTTCTCTGCTTATATCGCCTGGACTGCCATTCGTTCATTCGGTCCAGTGCAGATGTTTCCTATCTCTCCCAATCAAGTTCGTACTTGGCCGACTAAACAAGAAATGGCAGGCACTCATATTCTTATGTTGGATATCAGTGTCCCTCAAAAATACCGCGACATGTGGTTGAAAGCTGGTGCCCAATCCATTCTGTGCATTGACCATCACCGTTCTTCCATTGAGCACTGGCCTGAAAGTGAATGTCCCATCAATGTAGAAAGTTGTGCGGCGCTTCAAACTCATCAATACTTTTATCCTCAAACTCCTTGCCCTGGCTGGCTTCATGCGATTGACCGAATTGACCGTTGGGATAATGTATCATATGATGATCGTTGTCTCCGTGAGATTCTGAGTATCATTGCGCATAAACCAGTGCGAGGTGATACTCAAGAAGCGATGGCGCTCAGTATGAAATTTATCAGTGATATGAACAATGATCAGAGCATTGGTGGTTATTTGACAGAAGGCAAACAGATTCTGGACCAAAAAGATTCAACCCTGACTCAAATCATTCGTGGTGGTCGTTTGACGATTGTCAATAAAGAAATGATTACTGCATGGAAACTGCCTGAATCATGGCACTATCTTACCATATTTATCTTGGATAATTCCAATGTTTCAATTGATACTACGGAAGCGGCTCACTTGTTATTCTTGATGCAACCTGGTGCGGCTGTATTTATTAATTATCGCAAACAACAAATTGCTGGCAAAGAGCATCCGCAGTATATCTACTCAGCTCGTTCACGTGGATTTGACATAACCGATGGCACTATCCTTAAAGGTCATCCTTCCGCGGCAGGTGCGATGGTAGTGGCTGAACCAGGTGCTACTCTTCCGTTTGTTCTTGCTTAAAACAAAAGAAAAAACAATAAAACAAAAGAAAAAGCAATAAAAACAAAACAAAAAAGGAACTGAACCTTTTTTATTTTTATGAAATAGAATGAGAAGAAGAACACGTCGTCGTTTTCGTAAGAATAAAACTCGCAAACACCGAAAAGGCGGTGCATGACATATGTAAAATGTAATAATTTACATCAGAAAAAATTGAAGATGTTTTTTATTATATTAAAATCAGATTTAATACCAAACGTATATAATCTAAATTGCAATGATTCCTTTTCATAATCAACGTGTTGCAGGCGATAAAGTATTCTATTACTATACACGAACACAGCATCGATATGTACTTCTTCGAGCGGATGTTCAATCTGGAAAGACTGGAACATATCAGTATTTGATACGGAAGATGCTTGAAAGAGGAATTATTGATCGAGCTTACATTATATGTGGCTCACATGAACTTGAACTCATCAATCAGTGCAGGGATGACATTAAAGAATGGCATCCTGAAAGAATAAATGGTGAGGTAAAAGTTCTATTTCGTCAACATTTTGAAGAAAAAATGAATACTCATCGTGCACTTATAGTGGTCGATGAGACTCATCTTGTATGCGACAAAGATCAAACATTAAGTCGCTTTCTTCAAAAACACAATCTTACGATGATGGGAACAACGCCAGAAATGAAAGCAAATGAAACATATATTCTTTCGGTAGATGCAACTCCATTTGCCGAATTATCTGCAATTGAGTACGAGTCATCATATCCAAAAGCAATCGTTGAACTCGGAAATGCAGCAGGCTATTTTGGTCCGATGGACTACTTTCGTCAAGGTCTTATTAGAGAAACATATAGCTTTGCAGATCAACGTTTTGATGCACTTGTAGCACAATTGCCTCAAAAATACATACTTGTTAGAATTACTGGAAAGAATCGACAGGGATATCAGCAATTAACAAGCGGTGCACACCGCGCAGGATGTGATATTGTTCGTTTCACCTCCAAAGAAGAAAAAGGAAACCAACAATTTGTTATCTCGCAAGAAGATGCAGATCAATTTCATGAGCTCTATCCTCATTCACGTCCTGTTCTATGCTTGGAAAGTGCACCTCCTCGTACTACAATTGTCATTGTAGATGGTCGTCTTCGTTGTGGCAAACGTTTAGTCAAGGAGCACATTGGTGCTGTCTGGGAAACAAGTAAAGGAGCAAATACAGACACTATCATTCAAGGCCTGCTTGGCAGAATGTGTGGATATGATGTTCCTGAGGTTAAACCACTCATCTTTCTCCCTCCAAAATGTCTCAAATTAAATCCAGATAAAATAATTAAGGCATGTGATTTGGAGCGTGCGTTTATACCCAATACAATTCCTCGTTATGCATCTTATATCATCCCTGGCAGACTTCAAAAAAAAGCAGAGAATGAAGAAAGAGTACAACTTTATCCATGCGTTCCCATTAAATTTCAATTGTCTGCAGAGGATACACGACAATTAGATGGATTATCGTATCGTGAAATTAGTGCTATATGTATGCGCACATTCTCTGTAGATATGATTAATGAAACATTTACCCAGGAACAGCGTCAAGAAATTATAGAAAAACTGCCTAATATCGATCGTCGAGCAAATATAAGATGCTTTCAAGGCACTTCCCATCCGCATTATTTCAAGTCCATGCTGGAAGCGATTGCTACAAATACGACTATCAATGAGCATATTGATGATTATCCTTTCCTAACCTTTTGTGTCACATATCCAGGATATCATAATGAATTATCTGTACCTGGTCAGGTATTTGCAATGTTTTATACAAAATCTATAGGATTCTATAATGTAATTAATTTAGAATCTCGTATTCCAAAACAAGATGGCAAAACACATTTTACACTTGAAATTCCTCTTGAAATGAGAAATAATCCTGCTGGAACAATTGTTTCATTTACTCCAGCTATTACAAATAATCCAGCTGAATTTAAGAAACAGTTTGATGAGTTAATTAAAATTAGTAAAAATAGTCGCCTACATTTCTCACGAGAAATTGTCTCATTAAATGATGGACCAATCTGTTTTCAGCCCAGGATGTATGGTATAAGAATGCAAAGATTCAATGCTATTATTTCATATCTTGAACAAAAACATTCTGTTCAGATTATTTGTGAACGAGCGGGTTTAGCTAATATTGGACCCAATGATTCATTGTATCATATAGTGACCCGTATTTCATGGTAATAAAATATACAAATATCTTATATGTACATAAATGTATTTTTTAATTTATTTATACTGTGATTATACTTTATGCCAAACATAAATAATCTCATTGCGTTCTTTATCTTCTTTGCCAAGCTGTTGAACTTTTTTAGCATTTGTTGGATGACGATTTGACAACGGTAAAAGCAAATGATGTTTTACTTTGGGTAAAAGAGGTTTAACAGCTTCATACATATCTTCAGGAATGTTTAGTGCCATATCTCCACCGCGTTTCAAATGTTTCCATGCATTTAATGTAACAGGAATGAAAAAACTATCTAAGAATTCTTGTTTTGATTTATACGCTGGCATTTTTTCATAGCGTTCAATCATAAAATAAGGTGGACTAGTAAAAACCAAATCATAGTCATATTTAGAAAAATCAACCTGTTCAGATGGCTTAAAAATCATCTTAACATCTGCACTAGGATCTAATGATACCAAATGCTTGTATGAAGTCTCTAACTTAGTATTTGCATCCACACCAATATAGGGAATTCCCATACTCATTGCTGCTAAGCAACGTCCGCCCCATCCTGCACTGAAATCTAGAATGCATTTTGGGTTAAGTGTATGATAAATCCATTGAGCAATTGTCGGACGAAATTGATTAATAGAGCCCCAGTAGAGTTGAAATACTTGATATTGAGCCTTTAATAAGCCAGTTTTATCATAGTTTTTTAGTGTTTTTTTCTTATATTTTACAACAAGTTTATTCAAATGAGATCGTTCTTCTTTATCTTTAATAGCTTCATAAAATGAGATACCTTTTGTTTTTGCTTTAATACGATGATGCAAAAAGAAAAAATCAAGCGCTTTTAAACCTACTCTGCTAAAATCAGGTTCTGTTTTTACATCTTGTTTTAATTCATGATAGGATTCTATAGCATCTTTTTTTGTAATTTCTCTTAAGTCTTTTGCAATATTCATTCTATTTATATAATTTAAATTATATACGGATATTTTAATTGCCTATAATAGAAATGGATACTCCTGTAGTACCTATAACGCCAGTACCTATAACGCCAGTACCTATAACGCCAGTACCTATAACGCCAGTACCTATTCAAGAAATAGAGCCATGTTGTAGTGCAACATGTTGCAATAGTACAATCAATAAGATGTGTTTCAAACTATATAAGGATCGTTCTGACATTGAAAGTGTTCTAAATAATATAGATCTTCCTCATATACAAAAACAGCATATTCAAGCACGTTATATTAATATGTTAGAGAATTTTAAGAAACGTGTACGCAAATATTCCATCATATTCTTTACAGGACATTTCATTATTACAGTTGGTTCACTGTTTGTTCCAGCTCTGTTGTCTATTCAAAATTCGAATGTTAATTTTTCTATTAATGGCTACAGTATTCCTGTATATATTATAACATTTATTGTATCGCTTCTTGTTACCATCTTTAATGGTATTTTAACTCTATTTAAGATTGATAAGAAGTATTACTTTTTAAATACTACAATGGAACGTTTACGATCTGAAGGCTGGCAGTATTTGGGATTATCAGGACGTTATTCAGGTAAATTACAAAATATAGTACCTACACATACCAATCAATTCTTATATTTTACACATCAAATTGAAAAGATTAAGATGAAACAAGTCGAAGAAGAGTTTTATAAAACAAATGAGCCAGAATCAAAAGATCCTGTAAAACCAAATGAATTATATCCGCCTTCTCTTACTCAATCAATTACATCACTTACCTCTACTGTACCAGAACCTGTACGTGAAGCTATGCAGTCTATTATTAAATCACAGAATATCATAAGTGAACAAACTGTAATGGATGGTTTAAATATGCTACAAAATAAGGTCATTGAGTATTCTGACAAATTTGCACCTGCTAATACTATTATAATGCCTCCTAAATCTACTACACTATGCTCTATAACACCTATTACACCGATTGTAGTACCAGAACCAGTACCAGAACTAGTACCAGAACCAGCAGCAGCATCAGCAGTAGCAGTAGCAGCAGCATCAGTAGCATCAGCAGCATCAGCAGCATCAGAATCAGTTATAGAAGCACATAGAACATATCGTGATGTTGTTGTAGGCAGCCCCAGTAATAATGTTTGAATATAGTAATGGCTATTCGTTGTCAATGTGATCCACAATGTACAAATAAACCGGTACCAAAATTACCTTTTTGTAAAAAACACATGAGTTCCTGTACACGTAAAGCAATACCTAGTAAATCTACACCACCTTATCAGCCTACTTTATTTAATAAATATAAAGGAATACAAGAATCGCTAAATTGTTATGCATATGCGGTTGGATATAGACGTTTACCTAAGTTTTGTACATTAAATTCATGTAATGAATCCTATCCACAGCCCGGTCGTGCAAGTGGTTATCCAGAATGGTCAAAAGTAAAAGGAAAACGTTGTCCTGATATTATTGCACGTATTATTGGTGATATTCCTAGTGCTAAAATGTCAACATTTACAGCAAAGTGTCCAAAAAAACATCGTAAAATTGCAGCTGTAGCAGATCCTAATCAAGATTATCATTTCTATCGTCAAGATGCAGATGGTTATTGGTCACATAAACCTGGAGCAACAAAAGTATCACGTTTAGATACATCTGGACGTCCGATTTATGATCCATTTCTTGCAGAAAGAGATAATAAAGCTAGTAATCTAAATTATGAACAATTTTGCGGATATATGTGCATTCCAAGTGAAAAAGATAAGATTCGTATAAGAAGAGGTGGTTCAAAAAAACGCTAATTTGGTTTTCCATATTTATCTAACCATTTATGACCCCAGCGTTTAATAACAATACTATTTGGATTCATATAATATAATGCTTGTACACAGTCCCAGCGTTCATCAGGATTTACAGTACATAATTTCTCCATTAATTTTTTCAGTTTAATACGATGTGTTTGATATCCACCTCCAATCTGAGGAAGCATCCCATGTTTTTTAAACATATCTACAAAGTAGGTTCCAATTGCCCAACTATCAATCTTTGTCCAATAATGATTAAACCATCCAATAATATCTCCTTTAGCAATATATGGATTTAAAATAAGATTTTTAATATCTTTTTTAATTATGCTAGGATGTATTCCAAGAATTGATTTTATATATAAAATAATATTTTTGTTCTCTATTTGTGAAATAATAATATCCATAGATTTACCTTGCTCTATCCCTAATATAGTTGTATAATCAGGTGGCTGTTGTGGAAGGTGAAAATTATGACTAAAATGATAGGATAACTCTGAAATAGTTATAGATTTATTTGATATTTTTGATAAATTAAAATCAATTAAATGTGGAACACCATTATTATTTATCAATATATTACCAGGATGTAAATCAAAATGAATAATGTTATTCAAAACTAATAATGCACCTGCTTCTAATATGTGTGTCATAAATGCCATTAAATTAAAATCAAAATGTAATGTATAATTCTGCAATGATTTTCCTGCATAGGGCATTTGCAAAATTCGCAACTGACTAGGATTTATATATCGTATAAGTTCACATTTTGTTTTTAAATCACCATCAACTTGATTTAATCCAAGTTCACATATAGATTCCGATACAGCAAAATAATTTTTCCATAATGAAATTTTACGAATAAGTTCTGAAATTTTCCATTCAGTTTCAGAATCTTCCTTCGTCATAAGCTTACTAATCATATGACCATGTGATTTCATTGTTTTTGATCCTTTACAACGAAGTGGTGGATCAAAAACACAACTGTATCCTCCTGTATCTAATAACTTACCACCTGTAATAATTCTATTTACAAGCATTCTACTATATATGATATTTAGATAGTAGAATGTTTCACATGTATTTAATACCCAGTAAATAGTATTAATATCAAATAGCATGTTGTCTGTTTGGATAGCAATTATTCTTCTTATATTTATCATTCTATATGAATCATGGTTAAAACCGACTGGGAACAGCGAAGGATTTGTAGATTTAGTATCCGTAGGTAATAGCTCTTTCTGGCAGAATTGGATGCCAAGACGTGGTGATGTAGGTCTTAACCCTACGGGAGAACCTGATGGATATATTCGTAATATTAGATATTTTGCTGGATACACCGATGTGCAACACCTTGGTCAAGATCATGATTTCTGCAGAATGGTTTTGCCGCCAGGCGGCAAAGAAGATGAAATGTTTTTTGCATGCGCTCTTGGTGGTACAGAAGGACTGTCATCTGTGAAATACAGAACACCTGCTGTTGTAGATGGATTTGAAGTTAGTCGAGATGATTATATGAATAATGGATATTGTCGGATTTTAAAACGCGGTCATGAATTTCAAGCAATGTGTAATCCTGTAGGTGATATTTCTTTTAAACAACTGATTGTTGATCCGACACCTCCACCGAATATTGTGACTCTGTTAAGTTTTTATGAAGGTATTGTATTCTGGATGCGTTTTAGAGATGATTTGTTAGATTATGCAAAGAATCTAAATATATCTACTGCTGGTAAGATTGAGATTGATGAATTGCCTCGAGATATAACGGAAGGTCTTGAATTTAATGGTGTGGATCAATTCCTACGTCTTGGTGATGACCCTAATTTACAATTTGGTAATGTTGTTCAGCTTCGTTATTTACGTGCAACATCGTTTTGGGTTTATTTCGAAGAGTTTACAAATAACGCAAAGATATTTGATTTTGGCAATGGTCCTAACCAAGACAATATATTTGTGGGGATTGTAGGACGTGGTAATATTGGGGCACAACAAGAAGAACCGAAGTTATGCGTTGATGAAGCTTTAAAGACATTACCTCAAGAGCCTTCTGGCGCTCAAGGTGTAATGGAAGTAAGCCCTCAAGTAGCATTTGCCACTTCTCGTGCAAACATTGAAACATATGATTGCCCCGCACCTGATATATACGGTCGTATTATGCCACCTCTTGAAGAAAAATCGTCTAAACCAGATGCCGCGATTAGTGCAGATCTTTTATATGAAATTTTTGAAGGAAAGATGCGGAAATTACATGTCCAAGTTAAGAATGTATTTCCATTAAAGAAATGGACTCATATCATGATTACAACTACAAATAATGCACCGTTCTCATCAGGATTAAAGATTTATGCAAATGGAAAAGTGGTACATAGCGAAGAGAATGCATTCTTGCCACAGACAAATTATACTACGAACAATTACATTGGTAAATCAAATTGGTCATCAGTAACAAGTCAGTATGAAAATGCTGACCAGTTATTTAAAGGAAAACTGTTTGATTTTCGCGGTTATCGTACTGCAGCAACAAAGAAGAAAATTAAAGATACATATGCATGGGGTCAAAAATTATTGGGATTAAAAAAGAATAATTGAAGTAGAATGTCCGACGTTGAAATATCTGATCAAAACTCTCCTAGAGACTCTAATGATGAATTTGTTGACACAGAGCAAGCAGTCAAAGAAGCAGAACAAACAGAAGTAGAAGCAGAACAAGTAGAAGTAAAGGCAGAAGAAGTAGAAAAAGCAGAAGATTCAGTGGATAAAATGCTAGAGAAGATAAATGATAAGATTGAAAACATCTCTGAAGAATTAGAAACTCTTCTAGAGAATAATATAACCGTGTTAACTAACTCTATTTATGAGAAAGTAGATGGTATCCCCGCTGTAGTTGAAAAGAAAGTAGATGTTATCATTCAGCATATTATTAATCAGGTTACTGCTCGTGTTGACCAGGTTGTTGCCAATATGCAATCAAAAATGGGGGATGTTACTGCCAAAGTAAATGATTCTGTTAATGAGAAAGTCAATAAGATTGTTGAGGATGTTGGTGAAAAGTTAGAAGTTATGGTACAAGAGAAACAGAACATCGTGGATGAAAAACTAAATAAAGTTGATTCCAGTATCAAGGATTGCTGTGTTGTTTGTTAAATTAAAATATACTATATATTAAATATTAGAATATAATCTATAGTATTTTAGCCTTTGTGTTTACGTGTACTCCTTACCATTTTGTTCGTAGCCTCATGAAGACCCTTCATAATTCCAGGATGTGTTCCAGCATGCCCCGCATCTGTTACAATATGTAATTTAGTATGAGGCAGAGCAGATTTGATAGCAAAAGCCTGTGTAATAGGACATACTATATCATAACGTCCATGTACAATTGAAATAGGAATGTGTTTTAGTTTATACAGATTCTTCAAAATCTGTTCTTTTTCTAGCCAACAATCATTTACAAAATAGTGATTTTCAATAATTGCCAATGATAGCGCCTGTCTCGCGGGTGTAGTATCCTTCTTAGGAAAGAGTCGTGATACAGACGATTCCCATCCCCACCACGCTTTCGCATATTTCTGTGCATCAGGTCCTTGTAATTTCTTTTGATAGTATTGTGCATTCTGTTTCCAGCCTCCATCATGCAGACGTTTAGGAAGAACAGACGTGAATAATTTCCACCCTTCAGGATATATCTCGGAAGCCCCTCCCTTTTCATAAAGCCACTCCTGTGTCTGATCATTACCAAGACATACACCACGTAGTAAAAGTCCCGTTACTTTGGATGGATGTGTCTGTGCATACGCAAGTGCCAAAGTTGTACCCCATGAGCCACCACTTACAAACCATTTTTTAACATGAAAATGCTCACGTAATGCCTCAATATCTTCAATTAAATCCCAGGTTGTATTATTTTTAAGACAGAGATAAGGCGTTGACTTTCCACATCCACGCTGATCAAATAATACAACAAACCATTTTTTCAAGTCATATATATCTGCCATTTTAGGATTAGAGCCGCCACCTGGTCCTCCATGTAATACAACTGCTGGTCGACCATCGTGTTTACCATACGTTTCATAATATATATTATGACCACCAGATACAGGTAAATGCCCTGAACATAACATCTATTATAGATTTAGAGTATAGTACAGGAATATTTACATGATTTTCTACAGCGATTAGGCCGTTCTTTTGCAAGGTCTTCTTCAAATAAGCGTTTATCAATGTATTTATCGCGCTTTTCAATTTCAGCAATGTTTTCATGCTTATGTTTTTGAGATTGATGTTCATGTACGTATATTTGACGCAATGATGCTTTCAATACAGTTTTCTTATTATAAACAGAACTTAATTCCTTATCATGATGTAGCAAATGAATCATATCATCAGTAATAGGGTCAATATTTTTAATATGTGGCGAATGAACTTCTTTAATTCGGTGAGTTAAATCGTGTATTTCACGTTTTTCCAATTCGGTATAGCCACTCATTTCTTAGGCATACGAAAATTAATTATAAAATATCTTGGTGTTTTGTAAACCATCGTGTCAATTCTTTCATTATCTGTTGTTGAACAGACCCTTTAGATAAAAGAAGCACCCATGATTGTAATTCACATACATGTGCTAAATGTTGATTTTCACCAGTCATTTCTAATTCTTGTTGAAATTCAATAAATGTTGCGCCTTTTGGAAGTGCCCATAGTTTTGCAGATGCATTCGGATTAGTCAGAATACAGAGAGATGCACCAATTAATGAATCAAATCTGGCATCATCTTGAAATTCAATGAACCAATCTTTACACAAGATCTCGCTAAGCTGTTTCCTATGATGAAAATCACCAACCACTACACATCGCTTATAAATAGGAGAAGGAGCCCATAATGTTAGATGCTCTCGCAAAAGAGTAATCTCTTCTTTTCCAATTTCAGATGGACCAGGGACATATCCAATCACTTCGTTAGCGTAACATGCACTATCATTTGATACAAATAACGGTTTAGATGTAATATTAAAATCCTGTAAATATTCCACATATTCCTGTGGAACCCAGAAGGATGCATTAGGATACTGTTTAAGAAATCGTAAAACTCTTGACAGATAATATAAAATGTATGTATCTGGATTCATAAAAATCTCCGTATTTGGCAATGGAATAGCAATCATCTGTTCTGTTTTTTGAAGGGGTGTTAAAATATGAATACTTGATGTGTTCCAATAAGGATATTTCTCATCATCGCCTGGATAAATCTTATATGGAGTATACACTAAACCATTTGGTGTAACACATGCATTTGACCAGCGATACACCTCAATTTCATCAAAATAGTAATTCTCTACAGTTGGTTCCCATTTGTATCGTCCATCTTTTTCAAGCATAGTACAATATGTAATTTCATTCGATAAAGATGAACTCTTAATCTCAAATGCAACGGTTTCATTTGAGAAAGTGTGAACAGGCTCTGTCATTTTTTCCTGTTTTGTATCAATGATATAACTAGGAACCAGATTGATATATAGATTGGCTTTAATCGTATCTGCCTTAGTATAATTACGAATCTCTGTTTTATGCAAATGATATGTTTTCAGAGTGAGCGCTGGATTATATAAAACAAATCTGTTCTGTAGCATTTGTCCTGCAAATGCATTATCACATCCTGGCTGACCTAATTGAATATTTAATGGATCATAATTCCATTGTACATTTTTAACAGAATCTGACAGAACAATCCATGTATCCTGTGAATCTGCACGGGGCCCGAATACTTCTGCTGTTGCAATCCTATCCAAATCTTTAACATCCCATCGTAGTAGTGAAAACAATGCATTTTTCATATTAATTTTCCATAGATCCGTTAATTTATCCATAAAAATGTCAGCGTTTGCAAGAATAGCAAATGTATTTTTAGGGACACGGTCTTTAACAAATTGAAGAAAATGCGCATATGTTAGGCGTTTTTTTATGACAAATTGTTTAATTTTGTTCGTGCGTAGATGTTGCCAGTCCTTTGAATAATCTCGTTCTGTTAGTAAAATAATGGTATTAATATCGGCACATTCAACATTTCGCTGTAAACATTCCAGAATTTCTTTGGCACGTTCATCATCTGAATGACGAAAATACTGTGTAATAAACCATACACTCGGCGGAAATATACCATTTTCTACAGTGATATTTCCCTGAAATGTGGCCATGCGTTCTTCATAAACTGCGCAGTCTACAATACGATTATAACGACAGAGATGTGCATACATACCGACTGCATCATCCCGCGTATTATTCCATGCATGCCCAAGATAAGGATAATCTTCATGTAGCGTATCCAATTGTACAATATTATCGTAATTATCTGCCCAGTATTCTTCCGATTTTGTTTTAAGAATGGCGCTAGATAAACAAATAATAGGAACATGAGATAATTTAAAAAGTTCTTCATAAAATGTATCACATCGTTGAATAGGAATATATTCTAGGATGATTCCGACAATAGATGCATATTTAGACCATTTATAATAATCATCAAGCGATGTGACAACTGCATCCCACTTTGACCAGTTATATTGTTCTTGTTTCTGTAACCATATAAGTGTACGTTGATTACGTATACACGGCGTATTCAATGTAATTATTTTAGGCTTAACTTCTTTTATCTGACTCATTATAAATCTAAGGATATGATACTTTATATCTTGCTAATTTAGAAATGGCATACTATTCAAATGGCACACCTGAATCACGCAATGGATGCCCCATGCCGCCCTATAATTCTGTTTTAAATCCCAATTTTTCCACATTCTCTAATCAGCCGCAATTCCCTCTTAATCAAGGATCTAATGCTAATCAGATTCAACAGAATCGCCAAGCACTCAGTTATTTTGTAGGATTAAATAATCAGGTAAGTAATACTGTTGCGCAAAATAATGCAAATGGTACACGTGTTCCATATGTAACCTTTAAATCACAAGGTGAACGCATTTTATATATGCAAGGACAGGCCATTGCTGCTGCAAAAGCGCCCACCTCAAATCCTAAAATTGCCTGTTCAACGATATACAATTATATTAATAATAATTGAAAAAAATTGAAGACTATTTTGATATATTTTATAGCTAGTCTAAACGGTAACTAAGGACTTATATTAAGATGTCTACTATCTCTGGTTTTACGCTGGCGAAGAAATTTCCGATAGAAGATGCAATTCAGTTCTCTGAGAACATTGCAGTGGTAGCTGATGGCCATGGCCATCAGGGTGCTGCTATTGCGGAATTTGCATGCACAAAGGTTATGGAGGCGCTCAGTTATAACCAAGCAGCTTTATTTAACCAAGATGTTTCATTAAACCCAGACCAGTTTTATGATACAATGCCAAAACTCTTTGGAGATATCCATCATGAATATCTCCAAAAAATCAGTCAAATCCCCTACACTGTTGTAGACAATGATGTTCCTACACAATACGGAAATATTGTTCGTGGAGGAACCACTCTTACTGCAATGTATCATGGCACTTATGAGGAGCGCCCCTACATTATGACTGCAAACGTGGGTGATTCTGATGCATTTATCTTTACTGTCAAGGATGGACTATATAATTGGAGACAACTTACAACGACGCATGAACCAACATCTCAGGCAGAGTATTTTCGTGTGCAAAAACTTGGACAATACGCCGCACACTTCGTATATGATACGATTGGATCGCAAACAGTAGCTACACATCTTTCTATCTTTGAGCCAGATGGAACCATGATTCGCTACGAAGATACCTATACTCCCTACAGTGATGCGAGCGATGAATATAAAAAAGCATGGGATACACATGAAAATGCAAAGAAAGCAGGGGAGCCTTTTAAGGAATTGCGCGTGAAATTGAATGAAGAAATGAAGAAATATCAAGCGGCGATGGCTAAATATAGAGCATCACCCGACTGTCGGCGTAATATTGGAACTGCACGTGGTGATCGTGCAGCATATATGATGTGCGACTCATTTAATCCATCTAATGCGATTAAAATTGCAATGACGCGTTCAATTGGAGATTATGCGGCTCATAAAGTGGGGTTAACTCATAAACCCGCAGTGGAAATAACCTGGTTAGAATTGGAGGATGTGGATCATGCCGTCTTCTTCATGGCATCAGATGGTGTTTTGGATTCTTATAAAATGGATGAGTTGGCCAAGGTGGTCTTGAAAACAGAGCCGTCTTTACTCATGCCTACATTCAAGGCAAAATCGGTTGAGCTCTTTCATAAACAACATGACGATATGGCGTTTGTTCTAAAACAATTAAAATAAACAAATAAGTAGATGTGTTGGAACGCGGATGTGTCTATAAAATCATTCCTAATAGGATTAACAGCAATTATAGCTGGTGCTGTAGCAGGTATATCTACTCCACTTCTGTTATTCTATAGCACTATTGTATGTATGCAATTGGTCGAATATGTTGTATGGACAAATATAAATGATAAAAATGTTATTTTTAATGCAAGTATTACCGCTGTTTTTTTATTATTGTTACAACCTATATTTGCAATGTTAACAATGACTAATTATAAAATGATATCTATAATTGCATATTGTATTATTGGGCTACTGTATAGTTTATATGATAATCGAAAGATAAAATTACAGATGTATCCTGGAAATAATGGCCATTTAGTATGGAATTGGTTAGAGGGAAATCGTGGTCTTTGGATTTATTTTATATTTCTATTAATACCAGTATTTTTTATGGTTTCTAAAGAAATGATTGCATTAATTTTGCTAACATTATTTGTAAGTTTATATGGATATTATACGACAAATACATGGGGATCTATGTGGTGTTGGTTGGTAGATGGATTAGTTGTTTTAGCGTGTATTAAAGGGATTGTATCCAAAATGCTATAAAAGATGACCTAAACATAAAGTGTATAATCATAATTAATGGTAAAGATTACAATTATGGAAGATTCTGAAGATTCCACCAAAATTTTGAATGAAGTTTTAAACGAAGTTTTAAATGAAGTCTTGCCTAACGAAGTCTTGCCGAATGTAGTATTGAATGAAGTTTTAAATGAAGTCTTGCCTAATGAAGTTTTAATAAATGTAGTATTGAATGAAGTTTTAAATGAAGTCTCAAATATAGTCTTAGCACATAATCATAATAAATTAATTTTGACACTTATGATTAAGAATGAATCACGAATCATTGAACGTTGTTTAATGCATGCAATTGAACATGTAGATGCAGTCTGTATTTTAGACACAGGTTCAACAGATGATACACTAGAAGTATGTAGACGTGTTCTTAATACAATGAATAAGCCATATAAGATTGCAATCGATCCATTTAAGAATTTTGGATATAGTCGCACAGTATCATTTAGGAATACACAAGAATTCTGTAAAGAACTTGAATGGCCCGCTGATAAAACCTATGCACTTGCAGTGGATGCAGATATGAATCTCATAGTTCATCCTAGCTTTAAAGATTTTGTGTTATCTGCAAATGGTTATACTATCATTCAAGCAAATGGTCATATGAAGTATCATAATACTCGTCTCCTACGCATATCCGCTCCTTGGAAATGTACTGGTGCTACTCATGAGTATTGGGATTTAGGTAATACTGAAAAAATTTCTTATGAAATTATGTATATTGATGATAAGAATGATGGTGGATGTAAATCAGATAAATTTGAGCGCGATGTTAGGCTACTAAAGGAAGAGATTTTAGAGAATCCCAACAATGATCGTGCACATTATTATCTTGGGCAGAGTCTTAAAGATCTGGGGCGATTTGAAGAAGCCATTGAGATGTTTAAACGACGCATTGAATTGGGTGGCTGGATAGAGGAAGTTCATTATTCGCATTATCAGATTGGAAAGTGTTATGATCATATGAATAAACCGAATGATATGGAATACTGGATGAATAAAGCATTTGAATTTTATCCACGCAAAGCAGAACCATTGTATCATTTGACACGGTATTTTCGTGAAAAATCACAGCATTATAAAGCATATCATTATTATTTGAAGGGGCGTGATATTCCTTATCCTAAAGATGATGTTCTTTTTATTGAGAATCATGTTTATGAAGGATTATTTACATATGAGACGACTATTTTGGACTGTTATGTTGTGGGAAAATCTAAACAGGATGCATTGAATGATGTAATCAGTTATATTAATAAAGGTATTCCACACTTTGTACAGAATGTCTGGGATAACCTGGTCTACTATGTAGAGCCTCTAGTAAGTGCTGTTTATCGCGGTGTATATACGAAACATCTGTTAAAAGACGCGGATGAATTTAAGGCAACATCTACTGCACTCATTTCATATTCTATGGAGCCCATGAAACGTTATTTGATGAATGTGCGATATGTAAATTATGATATTACTCATACGGGTGCATATATTATGCGTTGTTCTAACAATCACGTCAAGACGCGAAATGGTCGTGTCTTTTTAAATGCGGTATATCAGCCAACAGAAGAAGTTAGAATGTTAACAGAAGATTACCAACGATATGATAAAAATATTGAGGGTTTAGAGGATGTACGTGTGTTTCGTCATGATGGTCGACTCAGATTTACAGCATCTAGTAAGAATGCAACAGATGATGAGCGTATTGTGATTGTATATGGTGATTATGATGAAAATAGTTGCACCTTGTCAAATACATCTATCATCGAAAGTCCGCGTGATTCTCAATGCGAGAAGAATTGGATTTATGTACCGAATACGAGTGTTCAGCACGAATCTGGTAAGAATACATTGAACTTCATTTATGGTTGGTCGCCATTTGAAATTGGTGCTGTAAAGAATGGGCGCTTAGAGGTTCATACTACGTATCAGACGTGCAATCTGTTTGGACACTGTCGTGGATCATCTGCTCTTGTGGAATATGATGGAAAGCTGTGGAGCGTTGTTCATTATGTGAAGTATGTATCTCCGCGGATTTATTCACACTCTGTGGTACAATTTAATAAGGAAACAATGCGGCCTGAGAAGTATTCATTGCCGTTCTGTTTTAGAAATAATCGCATTGAATACTGTCTGGGGTTTGATATCCGTGATGATACGTGTCATTTTACATTTTCCGAGAATGATACTTCACCTGGATTAATCAGTGTGGGACTAGGTAGTCTAAGATTTAATTCATTGTAAATAAATAGGAATGGACACTAATAAATTACTGTCTGCTACTATTTTAAGTAAAATGTGTCATATTAAGTTGTATATACAATGTAATAAATATGGAATAATTGAAGATATTGAAAAAGAATTGTGTACTATGTTTGAATATACAGTAGAGGAATTGTTAGGGAAATTTATTGGTATAATCATGAATAAATTTATGTCTTTTTTACATGAATATGTTTTAATACCAATGTATAACAAAATGACAATTGATGAACAATATGACAGTAATGAATATTTAAAAACTAAAGGTATGACACGCCCTCTTATTATTTATACAAAAAGTAAAAAACCTATTTATGTTACTATTGAAATTAAATATATAAATTCTACATTTATATCATTCTTTACTATTATAGAACACCTTAATAATCATTGTATTTATACATCTGAATTAATTCCACCTTATCATACAAAATTTATTAAAAGTGATATGGATATGATTATTATTGGTATTGACATTAAAAATTCTACAGAATTTCTTATGAAAGAAGGTGTAATAAGCTCAATAGATATGCATTCACAATTTTACAATAAACTAATTACATTAATACGCAATGAATATTACCCTTATATATACATTCATGAGATTATGGGTGATGGATTTATATTAGTTTTAAATTTAGAATGGTCGTATCATTTTCCACGTTTTTGTGCATCTATGACGTATGCATTCTTAGTAGAGTTACATAAATCAGTATCAATACTCTTTCGTGCAGGTATTGCATATGGTTCATTGCATTATGGCTATATTGATAATCGCCTACGATTCTTTGGAGAAACTATTAATCGTGCAAGTCGGTATGAATCAGTTAATTCTGGAAATAGTGTAACAACTGATAGTAGTTTTTATCAAAAGCTATTAGATGAAGTAATGTTTACACCAAATATAGTTAAAGAAACAACAGATTTAAAAGGAATTGGGACTCAAGAAGTAATTCATATAGCATATGAATATGATATTATAAACAAAATTACAGAATTATCAATAAATAGTATAAATGTATCACCTGAATGTAAACGTCGTATAAACTATAAATCAATGAATGAATAGATTATATTTGCCAATGATATTGTAATCCATTTTAAATATATTACAATATACAGAATCAATCTAATTTAATAGTGAAAGACACCCATTGCACGCTCAACAGCCTTATGAGTCATGCAATAAACAAGACCAAAAACGAGGGCGTGAACACCAGCTTTAGTGAGCAATGACCCGCCGGGCGGGAGAGCCAATAGAACACCAGGGGTTAACAAAAAGAAGAGTAGGGCGGCATACAAAAATACGCAGACGTGCATTTTCTATTATGGGGTTTTATTTTTTTACATTTACTAACAGTTTTAATTTCCAGGTTTTAATTTCCAGGTTTTAATTTCCAGCTTTAAAATTTTAATTGCTTGTGCATACATTGTTTGTGCAGTTTGCTATTGCGATAACAGGGTTTAAATTTGCAACCCGCTTCCAGATGCTGAATCATATTTACAAGGATCGTATTGCAGATTTCCGCTTTCTCTTTATCCATGAATGCGCATGACTCCCCATAAATTGCATTAAGAATACGTACATAACCATAGAATTTGGGATCTTTTGCTTTAATAGAGATGATTCCCGTTATGGGAAGATAGACGCCTTCTTCGCATCTCATAAGAAAGCTGTTAAGAGTTTGTCGAACCTGAGAGTCAGCAGTAAGGATATATTCAACCAGTTCGAGAAGAAATGTTTTGTAGGCTTCTGTTGGCAATCCATTGTACATGAAAATGTGTTCCCAAGAACGAATAAGAGTTTTCTCCTCAGTAATGAAGATTTCTTCGACATAGGACATGAGTGATTTGATAATTAGGGGAGCTCTACCAATTTTATTATTAAATATAATTTCAATTTTTTGTTAAAATTTAAGTTTAAACCCTTTTATAATCTTAATATAAGATGCAAAAAGAAATTAAATCAAAAGAGGATCGTCTTAAAGAGACAATGAACTTACTTACTCAATTGCAGACGAATGGTGTACGAAAAAATTCAATTAGTTTTTTGGATTTGAAGAATAGAATGTCTACATGGGTAGAAACAGGAGAACCAAATGATTTTACTTTGCCTTTTCCAGAATATGGTCGAGAAGCGATTGTTGAACTACCACGATATAATAATAAAGCAGCAACGATTAATTTTAAAGTATGTAAAGTAAAGCTAAAATGATTTTATTAAACAGTAATATCCAATAATACAGGACAATGGTCTGACCCCTTGTACTCATTAAGAATACCAACCATTTCTATTTTATCATTGTGCACAGAGTTTACAAGGATAAGATCAATGCGCCACCCTTTATTTTTCTGACGTGAGTTTGCAAAATTAGACCACCATGAGTATTCCTGTGCTTCATGATGTACATAACGAAATGAATCTGTAAAGTTCTCGGATAAACGTTGAAATGCATCTCGTTCATCTTTAGATGCACCAGGTGTATTCTTTGGCTGCTTATTATGGATATCAATGGCTTGAGGGGCTACATTCAAATCACCACATACAATAATCGGTTGCCCAAACTCTTCTAATGCCAATAAATACATTCTAAGACATTCTTCCCATTCCAAACGTTCCTGAATACGTGCAAGACCTGGTTTAGAATTTGGAACATATACGGTTACTACAATATGTGTAGGAAACTTTGCAGTAATAGCACGACCCTCTTGTGCCCATGTTTTATCAGTAGCTAAATCATAGTATTCAAAATTATGTGCAATCCATTCGGGCTCTTCATTTGTTAAAAGGGCTGTTCCAGAATAACCCTTTTTAGATGCGAAATTAATATAGATATGTTTAAAATATGCTCTAAGAAATTGTAAATCATCAATGGATTGTGTTTTGATTTCTTGGAAGCATAGAATGTCTGGGCGTTGCTCTGTGATAAGAGATTCAAGACAATGGGCAGAATGCTCATTCTTCTGATTCTTTTGACCATCCTTATGTTTTTGAGCAATTGCTCGGATACCATTAACATTGAAAGAGATAACTCGCATCTGTTCTGTTATAACTATAACAAAAAACATATGTTCAATTTTATCTATACTTATTAGTCATACATGTTAGATACAAATTTAATAAAAAAAATAAAAGCACAAGAAGCACAAGAAGCTGAAAGAAAGGCTGAAAATGAAGCTAAAAGAAATGCTAATAATAATCAAAAGAGTTTAGATGGTGTTATATATGCGGAACTTCAAAATAAACTAATGAAGGAACTTAAATTTCGTACAACCAATCCAAATAACCTTACAAAAAAACAATTAATAAATTTACATCATAATGGTGTTATACCTTCAGAACACTTTAAAAAACTTTATAATGCCCGTGTTGTTAAGAATGTACATAATGCACGAAGAACACATAATGCACGAAGAACACATAATGCACGAAGAACACATAATGCACGAAGAATACAACAGTACAGAAAACCTATAGGGACACTTAATAATAATAAAAGAACTGAAATGAACACATATAGCACTGGTAAGAATAGAGAAATGATCACATATAAAAATCATGGAACTAAAATAAAAAATAATAGTAATAATAGGAAAATGAATACATAATAAGAGAAGTATCCTTAAAGACAAGATGCCTCTTTGACACCTGAATACAATTCTTCCATGTTGCCTTTAATCTTATGTAAATCATAATAAATCTTATATAATTTTCCATTTGTAAATGTAAACTTATAGTAATTTTTAGTCAATTGACCATCTGTTTTAATTAAATCATACAGACGTTTGCCATCTTTATAGATGGAAGGGTGATACATTAAATGTTTTAAATCCAACAAATACTGTTGCATATTTCTACAGTACAGACCCATATATTGCAATTCATTTATCTGTAATTCTACAATAAATCCTGTTTGTATATCAATATATGGCGGATAAATACATTTATGAATAAGAGTAAATTCATCCTTTTTCGTAGGAGTAGGATAAGGACAATACCCATCTGCAATATATAATTTTTCATATTTATAATCTGCATCTTTCAGTTGCTCTAGATAGTTTTCATATATGGCTTTAACATATTCAAATCGACAAAAGTGTTGATCTTTTTCGATGGGAAGTTTAAGAGCTTCACTATGTATTTCTTGAATCGATTTACGATCCATTATCTTTTTATATTATACATATTTTAAGCCTTTTCAATTAAAAAAATACTATTATTTCAATTAAAAAAGTACTATTATAGTACTTTTTTAATTTTCATCTTTTTAATATCAGTTTATCGCTTATCACTTATTGCTTATCACTTATTACCAGCTCACCGCCACTTTCTTTTTCGCTCCCATGTAAACAAGTCCTTTTTTCACCAAACCTATGAAATACTTTTTATTAAATTGCACAATACGTTCTTCATTTGGTATTTTGCATGTGATGATTTGCATTGGATTGCGTAGAAGGGGATCGGTTTCAATGCGGCGTGTATGAACCAGTGTGGCACTTTCTTCTTGAACATATTCAAGTGGAATATAAGAATCAATGGGTTTTTCTTTAGTGCTGTGAATAGATGATGCGTGAACATAGACAGTATTGTGATAGAGTTGTTCAAAGGATTCAAATGGTGTCGCTTGAGAAGGAAGCATATAACCATTGACCTCAGAAATGCAGAAGTCATAGATCAAGGCAGACAGAGTAGTCATTGTATTACTTTAAGTGCTTTGAAAGTTCTCGTTAGTGCTTTTAATGCTTTAAAAGCTCTGACTGATTTCATATTAAATCTGTTCTTCAATTTTTTATTTAACAAAAAATATATTTATATTTTATTTTTAAACAAGATGGTTAAGATTGCATATCTAAACAAGACGGTGTTGAGCAATATAAAACGTATTGTGTGCAGGAAATTGATTGGCATATGTGTGAATTTGATTTTGATTAAAGAAGACAGGTGAAACAACATGGTCAAATGATACAGAGAAGTATGCATAAAGGCCTCTGTTATTGCTATACACATTAGAGTGAAAATCGGTGTGAGTATGATAGACTTCTCCAAGCATTTCTTCATTGATGCGATTCATGACACGATTGACAAAGTTCTGATAATCTGGATGTACCAGGGGATGGTCAACAATTAGATTAATGTCGAACATTAATGGTGACCATGCATAATGGGTCATAATTCCATTGTTGCTGTGAGTAGTAATAAGAACAGGCTGGGTCATTTTCTGGTTGATTTCTGGTTGATTTCTATATAATATTAGATATCAATTTTTATTTCAATAAAATGGTATTCTATTTTATTAATGAACAAAACATATTCCGACTAATATATTTCCATAAATAGATGTATGCCGCATATGCAAAACATAAAAGATCAACAGGTGGTGCTCTAGAAATAAAAGATGATGAATTATCACGTCTAATGTGGTCTATTGGAGATAGATATCATGATTGGTGGCCTGCAAGTCGTGGTGTTATAGAAAATTATAAAAACTGCGGTGTTTGGAAAATGTTACCTGCTCTAATACATTATGGTATTGTATGTGATTCTGTAATTGCATTTAAAAAAAAATATGATCGTATAATGGCGTCACACCCACCTAGTGATGCAGCCTCTGCATTAAACGCTGGATTACTGAACGATTTTTATAGTAAAGTACCTCAAGTACAAAGACCTAATTTTGTACCATTAAGTGACACATCGATTCACGAAAGTACAATTGATTTTGTTGCAGGAATGGAAAATACTGATTCAGAAGAAAAAGTAGAAGAGTATAGTTGGACAGACGGAAATCTAACGGACTCAGCAGGATTTACATTGACTTATTTCAGAGGTGTATCAACAATTGAAGATGATATACTTAATCAATTTACACAAGGTATCCCCACTATATCTATGAATGTAATACAACCACGCACCAACCTAGATAATATGATTACAAACTACAGAGAAATATGTGAACAACTATTTGGAGATCTTACACATGTTAAATGGTTTGCAGTATTATGTGATGCGGATATTGGACCATTTTGTAATTTGTTTATTAATATTTTAGAAAGTGCTAAGAAATTAACTCTTAATGCAATAAAAACATATTGCACTGCAAAAGATATTCCTGTAATGTATATGATAAAAACACCACAGACAATGACTGATTCATCAAACAATCAGTCATTTATGCCATGTTTAACATTATATCGTTTTCCAATAACACACATCAGAACAGGACCTGCTCAAAATTTTAGTCAGGCTCCACCACAACCACAACCAGGTATACAAGATATGCCTCATCCAACTAGAAATCAACCTGGAATTCCAGCTAATCAAGCTGGAATTCCAACCGATTCAGCTACGTTTCATGATAATTATATGTTTAGTTCTAAATTAGATTCACTTGCAGAAGAATATACTGTAAGTTATCGTGCATGTATACCTGCTGCTGCTGGATTTAATCCAGTAATGCCATATACATTTGATGAAGCTAGTGGTGGTTCTTCATTTATTTATAGAATAGAACGTCCTCCCTCTGCTGTACCTAATGCGGCAGCTGCCGCTCAAGTAACAGGTCTAATGTTTGATATTCAATATGGTAATGTATCAGTTCAATATCGTGCTAGTGGGCCATCACTAGGAGACTTAATGTTGCATTATATACATAAAAATTTAAAAGAGTTTGATAGTCCTGAAAATGGATTTTTACCTAATAGTTCAAGTATATTTAGCAAGGATATACATTATCAAGGTAACCCATCTATAGTATTTAAACGTGGAATTTATAATTTACCTGAATATATTACAAGTGATGATGGCAAACAAATTAAAAAAGCAATAAAACCAGTACATATTTATAATAAATTAAAAGATATTAAGAAAGTTGTTGATTCATCATTAGGTATAATGCCACCCGATGGCAAAGGAGATGTGAATGAAGACTCATATACAATAATGCCAAATGATAGTTTATGCCGAATACCAAATTATGATGAAGTACCTGCAGTTATAATGACTGTTATAAAACTATTAGGAGATTATGATCAAGCTGTAGCAGCCCGTGTATTAAATAAAACAACAGAATTTTATGATAGAATAGTATTCTGCAGTATGGATAGATCATGTGTAGCTCACAGTGCAAATAATGGTGTACGTACTATTCAAAATATGAAGAGGAATGAAATTATTATGTATAATTGTACCGCTGCTCCTGGCGCTGCTCCTGCAGCTGCCGCTTCTGCCGCTCCTGCTTCAAAAAAACGAAAAAGTACATCAAAAAAAGGTGGTGGTTTTAAAAATACGTTAGATGATTGTGATAACCAATGTCTGGATATAAAGCAAACTATGCTTACAGCGGGTATGAATGCATCTAGATATATTGTATTATATAAGAAATATATTAAACCAATAAAAATAGATGATCATCGACATACTGATGTTTTATTAAATATATATAATGAGATACGTGATAAATATAATATGTATAACCGTGATTTAGAATATGACATTACAGACTTTAATGTAAAATATGATAATGATATGAGAGTTTTTATGGGTATTCTAAATGATTTGTATTACAATAGTATTAATAAAAATAAATCTCTTAAAATGTTGATAGGATTATGTAATATACATAATCGCAATTATATGTTACCTGAGATAGATTATACGAAGTATATTAAAAACACACATAGTTTATCGCAACAATTGCGTAATAAATTATCTCAATCACATAAGAAATCATCTCAATCACATAAGAAATCATCTCAATCACATAAGAAATCATCTCAATTACATAATAAATCAGTATCACATTTACGTGAAAAAATATTACACCAACTACATAAGAAATCATCTCACTCACATAAGAAATCAGGACAATCACGTAAAAAATCGTCACTGCATAAAATAATGGCACCAGTTGCAGGAGGATTTTAGACGTTTTTAGTTATAATATTTTATTTTTATGTAAATAATTTCCATATATAGATTATATATGGAAATTAGATGTCATGAATTTGATGGATAATGCCAGGAGCTTCCGTTTTTTCAAATGATTCATTTGTAAAGCAGTAGAGATTACCAAGAATTTTTTTGTCAACCGTTTCTAGTTCATAGAAGCAGAGATAGTCATAGTTTTCAATGTTCTCCAATGTAGACGCTTGAAACCAATGGCCAGGATAGATTTCATAAATGGTAGAGTCACGAAAGGGTTGAGAGCGTGCCAATAAATTTTCCATAAAACTGACTGAGTCGTGCTGATAGCACGCTTCAGCATGATCAATGATGTAGTAGATACGAATAGTCACTTGCTTTTTTTGCGTTTGGGAGGTCATTTCGGATTTAAGGTCATTAGCAAAGTCGTTCCATGTGCAGTTGAAGGTGAAGTTGCGCAGGGCAGTCTCTCTGACGGGTTCATTATCGATATTGGTGCGATAGAACACATCGCCTTCGCGAGTAAGGTAGCAAAGACTAGCTCTACCGTTCGCAATCCAGTAGTTGAGGAGAATGGTATCTCCTTCGCGGCAGAGCGGCATGAATTTGAGTGCTTCCGTATTAGCGGTATCCATGTGAGATAGGGAACGAGTCAGAAGAAAGGGAGGAGGCATGTCATCTGATTCAACAACGCGATCGAGAA